ATTAACTAACCAATTTTGATAGTTAGCAGAATCATTAGAGTCTTGAATAATAAGAGTATCGCCTGATTTTAAAAGCCCTAAAAATATATCAACGTCAATATTGTCATCGGTAAGGTGGTCAAGGTTTAATACCGTTGCACTTGTTTGTGTTGCGTTATTCCAAAGAAGAAAACCATTTCCAGGGTCGCCAGAAGTTGTGGTTACTTTTGCGCGGTACTTGTAATAACTAGAGGAGCCGCCATCTACACCGCTGTATCCTTGGATACCTTGTGTACCATTACCGCCCTGTGTGCCAGTAGCACCTTGGGTACCTGTGTAGCCTTGGATACCTGTGTAGCCCTGAATACCTTGTGCGCCTGTAGTTCCTTGGCTACCAGTAGAGCCAACAGCTCCTTGAGTACCAGTCGTACCTTGAGACCCAATAGCTCCTTGAGTACCTAGCTCACCTTGAATTCCTTGTACTCCTTGAGCGCCTACAATTCCTTGAGTACCTTGAGTACCTGTTGCTCCTTGAGTGCCTGTAGTTCCTTGCAGGCCAGTCGTACCTTGGGTACCAGTTTCGCCCTGAGCTCCTGTTTCACCCTGGGCACCAGTATTGCCCTGCGTTCCAGTTGTTCCTTGAGAACCAGTTGTTCCTTGAGTACCTTGGGAGCCTGTGTTTCCAGTGTTACCAGTTACACCTTGAGTACCTTGAATACCTTGTAAGCCAGTCTCACCAACAGCGCCTTGAGCACCTAAAGTGCCTTGCGCACCAGTAGTTCCCTGAGCTCCAGTAGTTCCTTGTGGGCCAGTAGTTCCTTGTGGGCTCTGTAAACCTTGTGTTCCTTGAACACCTTGTGCACCAGTCTCGCCTTGTGTACCAGTAGAGCCTTGGGTACCAGTAGTACCTTGCGGGCTTTGTAAACCTTGAGTTCCTTGGATACCTTGAGTACCTTGAGCTCCTGTTGTACCTTGAACTGTTGGCACATTAACATCAATTGTTTTATCGCCAGAATTATATGTAAAAGTAATATTTGTATGAGTGCCGCTATTTAAAGCGCTGGCAACAAGTGAATTACTAAAATAAAGATTAGTAGAGCCTTCGGTTAAGTCATCAGTAGTAGACAACGCTGCGCTAGAAATAGCATCTGCTACACCAGCTGAGTCTACGAAATAGTTAAGCAAACTCCATATGGTAATTCCATCGCCAATTTTAAACTTTTTAAGAGTGGTGTTATAGCCAATTTCACCAGCATTAAGCGTTGGGTCAGCGTTATTCCATTGAGTTGTTGTGCCACGACGCATTTGAATTTTTGTTGACATTATGGCGTACCTCCATCAAGCTCATTTACCGAATCGGTATTTACATCAACCCAAGCAGAGCCTGTATAAATTTTTACTTTGTGACTTGTAGTATTAAAGTACATTTCACCAGCAGTGTGGCCCGTAGGGTCGGCAGTAGACGCTAAGAGACCTAGCGGTACTACGAACTTACGGGCCATACTGGTGAACTCCTTTTATTACGCTTGAACCACAACTCGGTATGTTTGACCTGATGTAGGGGCTACTGCGAATCCGATAGTTACTGTTTCAGTAGTAATGTAAGTTACATCCGTTACAACTTCCATAGCAGTAGCAATTTCATAAATCTTTACCTGAATATCTGTTGTGCCCAAATTGTGGGTCAATGTGAATTCAGTTGCTGTAAATGGATTTACTGGAGTAATAGTAGTTGCGTACTTGCGTACAACAACTGCTGTATTAATTGCTACATCATCAGCATTTACTGTGATACCAGTTCCAGCACCAACTGCAAATGTTGTTCCAGTTAGTGTAAGACCTGCGCCACCTGCATATGTTCCAGCTCCTGAGAACTGTGTGAATGTTAACGCGGTGGTGCCTAGTGTTATGGCATCATCTGTTGTAAGAACCCAGCCTGTGTTTCCATTGGTTGTACCTTCTGATACGAAGGTGAACATTCCTGCTGTAACTTCTGCGCTTACATTTGCATCTGCTGCACGAGTAGGTGGGGTAGAGGCAGCATTTACAGTATAAATACCGTTTTCTGAAGCACTTTCTGTACCACCTTGATTTTTAATAAGGATTCTGTCACCTTCGACAAGTGTTACCCCATCAATTACGGTGCCTGCACCAAATCCATTTCCAAGATAACCAACTACTGTAGTTGCTACACGAACTGATGCCTTAACATCTAGTCCACTTGCAGTTGCATCAACATAAGCCTTAGTTGCAATTGTTGTAGTATCAACAGTAAGTGCTCCACCACCTGAAAGTGATAGACCAGAACCAACACTGAGGATTCCAGCGTTCTGTCCTTGGATACCTTGTGTACCAGTGATGCCCTGGGCTCCAGTGGTGCCTTGAGCACCAGTTTCGCCTTGTGTACCTGTAGTGCCTTGAGAACCTGTAGTTCCTTGAACACCTTTAGGTAAGTACAAATCCCATTGAGCAGAGTTACCAACTGGGTCAGATAAACCACCATTGGCCTTTGCAATGTATAGGTTTCCATCAGAGCCAGTTACAACTGCAACTCCGCTGGTATAACCGTTTCCATTTACGTAGTTACCTAAGTAAACAAATCCAGTTCCAGTTGTACCTTGGGTACCTGTAGTACCCTGCGCACCTGTGTAACCCTGTAGACCTTGCTCGCCTTGTGTTCCAGTCTCACCCTGAGCTCCAGTTGTACCTTGGGCTCCAGTCTGACCTTGTAAACCTTCAAAACCTTGAAGTCCTGTTTCACCCTGAGTACCTGTAGTACCTTGAGTACCAGTTTCTCCCTGAGTACCAGTTTCTCCTTGAGCACCAGTTTCGCCTTGAGCTCCAGTTTCGCCTTGAGCACCTGTTGTACCTTGTACACCAGTAGCACCATCTAAGTTGATTGTCCAATCACCATGGAAACCTGAGCCAACTACGTCGTTGATGTTTACAACAAGTGTATTAGTACCTGATGTGTAGCTGACCACTGTTGCAGACATGTGGTTATTTACATCGTAAGCAATTACTACATCTTGACCAACTGAGTATGAAAGGTCTGCGTCATCTAGAACAAACGAAACGTTGTTTGCTACCGCAATTGTGTAGTCAGTACCAGAAGTTGTGCGGTAACGGTCTGAATGACCTTGGATACCCTGTGTACCAATTTCACCTTGAATACCTTGAGCACCTTCATAACCTTGAAGTCCTTGAGTACCGTCGTAACCTTGAATACCTTGTTCACCTTGAGTACCAGTCTCACCCTGCGCACCTGTGTAGCCTTGTAAACCAGTCTCACCTTGGGTTCCTGTTTCGCCCTGTGCGCCAGTAGTTCCTTGCGCACCAGTTTGGCCTTGTAGACCTTCAAAGCCTTGTAGACCTTGCTCGCCTTGAGTACCAGTCTCGCCTTGAGTACCAGTAGTTCCTTGTGTACCAGTTTCACCCTGTACACCTTGTGCAGCAATTAATGTCCAGAATCCAGGTGAAGGAATGTCTCCAGTATTGCCACCATTAGCACCTACACGGTACCACGTCTGTCCTTGATAAGTTGCTACATCGCCAACTGCGTATGAGGCACCACCATTATAAGGGCCAGTAAAGTTCCAAAGTGCATCTGTACCAGCTGTACCTGTCTCACCTTGGGCTCCAGTTGTACCCTGCGTACCAGTTCCACCTTGGGCTCCAGTTGTACCCTGCGTACCAGTTTCACCTTGAGCTCCAGTAGTTCCTTGAGCACCAACATCGCCTGTACGGGCAAATGTAAAGAGAAGTTCTTCTCCGTTAGTAAATGCTCCTTGACCAGAGACGTAAGCAACTTCTACATCAAACCAATTTGGCGCTGAATCTGTAACACCAGAGATTGTATAGAGCGCAAAAGTAGCGGTATCAAATTTTCTAGAAACCTTTACGTGACCCTTGATAGTAGATGTTGAGTCATCAATGGTAGTTAAGAAGTTAGATACATCGTAGTTACCATCTGCAGGATTATCATCTAATGCAAGGTGTGTAACTAAAGTTGGGTTTGCGTTGTTAAAGCGAGCATTATTGTCGCCTGGGTCTGCCATTGTGGTGGTGTTACTGTAGTTGTAGATAACTGTGATACCACCGAATGAGCCTTCAGCACCTTGAGTACCTGTTTCACCTTGGATACCTTGTGTTCCTTCATATCCTTGAAGTCCTTGCTCACCTTGTAAGCCTTGAGCACCTTCATAACCTTGAAGTCCTTGCTCACCTTGTGTACCTGTTTCGCCTTGAGTACCGTCAAAGCCTTGTAAACCAGTCTCACCTTGGGCTCCTGTTTCACCCTGAGCACCAGTGGTGCCTTGGGCACCTTCGTATCCTTGAAGTCCTTGCTCACCTTGTGCGCCAGTCTCGCCTTGTGTACCTGTTTCACCTTGAGCGCCTGTAGTACCTTGGGCTCCGTCGGTTCCTTGTAAACCAGTTTCTCCTTGAGCACCAGTGGTGCCTTGTGAACCGTTAGAACCATTTGTACCTTGAGCGCCTGTAGTGCCTTGAGTACCTGTGGTTCCTTGAGCACCTTGGCTTGTGTTAATCCAAGCAGTACCGTTCCATGAACGAAGGTAACCTAGCGCTGTGTCAAAGTAGATTTGACCGACAACAGGGTCAGCAGGTGCGGAGGCTAAATTTTGTACGCGAGCATTTTGAAGCTCAAGTTTATTTAAATCAATTGGGGTTAAAAACTTACGGGCCACTTTATTATCTCCTTAAGATAAGTATGCTTTGCCTGAAAACGCGGAAGAAAAGGTGACCGTAAGTGAGTCCGAATTAGTATAGGTGATTTCGCCTTCATAAATAGTACCAGCAGAATCTTGAACTGTAAGGTTAGGGTAAAAACCTAACCCATGATTTATAGTCCAAGTAGTACTTGATACTCCTTGAGTGTGAGTGTAAGCCACTCGGTTTACTCTAAAATAGAGGTTGGTAGAACCCTCTGATAAATCATCAGTAGAACCTAATGCGGCCCCCTGAATAGCATCGCTGATATCTTGGAGAGTAGCTCCGCCACCAGCAGTTCCTTGTAAACCTTGAACACCTTGAACGCCTGTACCAGTTGCTCCTTGAGCACCTTGTAAACCTCTAGCACCTCTAGGGCCAGCAGCGCTGACATTTACAACAATTGATTGGGTAGAACAAGTACAAGTTCCTGTACAACTACAGGTCATAGTGTTACCTCCTGGGTTGTAAATACTTGGCCTTTAATAAATGTGTGTTGGTAAGTCGGGTCATCTTCCAAAGTAGCTTGTAAATCCCAAAACGCACGAACAGGCATGTATTTAGTCTGGTCGGGTGTCAAAGACAATAATATCTTACCTACAGTGCTATCAATTACTTCAACCGCAAATTCACCATAAAGAGTAGGAGCATTTGGATAGGTACGAATTTGCGCTTTAAATGTATAGCCAGTGGTATCAAATGGGAAGTCAAACTCTGCACTCCAAGAGTCTCCTTGGTACAAAGGTATGTCATAAATCTCAGCAGTAGTTGGGAATGGCACACGACCATTTAAATCGTTTTGAATATATACGCGCTCTGGTCTACGTGAATCATCAATTTCTTGCGCCATATAAACAGGAACTAATTTATTAGTTAGACGAGATACTCTACGAAGAGTTCCCATCTCAATTCGCCAAAGCCCGATATTTAATGCAGAGCATAATTGTCGGTATTGTTCCCAGCGGTTTTGGATTGTCTGGGTTAATTGGCGATAACGTTCTGACCGTGGGATAGAGACGCCATCGGGAGCGTTAATATTAATATCAAAAGAAGCGTCAGTTGCTAGTGCCCATAGCGCTTCAATAGTTGCAAGAATAGCAAGTGGGTACTCTTCAACAGCAGGAATTAATCCAATAGTCATTTGGCTACCCATGCCGTTAGTACGGTTATGAGTGTGTTGCGTTACTGCGGTAGTAACAAATAAACAAATGTCATCATCAGTAAAATAACGGTAGACCAAACCCGAAATAACAATTGCATCACCATAAGCAGGGGCTGTGACAAAATGAACTACGCCCACATCTGGTTCAACTGTGTAACCAGCAGGATTTGCTACAGCGCTACCGTCAACAAGCACGGATAATGTATAGCTGTCAATAGGTTTAATTGCTAATGGAAAATCTTTAGTGGACCCATCGCCTGTAAAAATTAAACTAAATTGTTTTGGCTGGTCGCCAAGCTCTAAACGAACTCGGGATACAAGGTCAGACAAGACTGCCACGCATAACTCCCTACATTACAAGTAATCTAATGATGGCGGTAAAGAAGAAAAATATCTGGGTAAACGAAGAAGCGGGCCCGAAAGCCCGCTCCGCCGAATAAATAATGCTTAGATAGTGCCTGCTAAATAACCCTTTTCAGCAAGGTGATTAGCAACGTGACGAGTAACCAAATACTTCTGTCCTGCTTTAAATGAGTAGTTGTTTCCAGCGCCAAGAGTCATTGCTTCAATGTTCTCTACTACGCGGATTTCAACAGTGTCATCTTGCTTACCAACCTTGATAGCCTCATCAACAATTACTGTTGGGCGAGAAGGTGTGGTTGCGTCGATTACTTCAGTCTCTAACTTAATCTTAGCTTCGGCAGAAGCCATTGACATTTCTGATGCGCGACTTTGCTGGGCTTCAGCAAACTCTGCGGATTGTTGTTCTCTCATGCGACCTGTTACATCGCCTGGTTTTACTTTGCTAGCCATTTATATCCTCCAGTTTAGTGTCTCGGTAAAAGTTTGTGTTGGGGGGCCAAGTTTCCTCGGCCCCCCAATTTAAAGCTATTTAGTTGGTTTCCGCAATGATTACAGACTGGTCAGTAATTAGACCAAGACCGAAGATTGAGTACCAAGCAAGTGCATGCTCACGTCCAAAGTCTAGAATACCGCCATCGCGGAGTTCAACTGGAAGAGAGATTGCGTGACCGAAAGCGTTATCTCCAATGAAGATAGCTGAGTAACGGTCTGCTGAACCAGCACCTGTGTATGTAGCAGGGGTTGTGTAACCTCCGCCAGCTGTAACTGTTGGGTTAGCAACAGCAACGTCACCGACGTAAGAAGTACCAGCACCACCAGCAACCTTAAGAACCTGTGTTGTTTCGATGAATACGCAATCGTATAGACGACCAATTTCACCTAGCATGAAGTTTCCTGGAGCAGCGTACTTTGTTACTTCGATGAACTCAGGATTGTCACGAAGTTTACGTGATTGGTGAGGGTGAACGAAAGCAACATAAGTCTCACCTAAGCGAGGGATGTTCTTGGTTGAGAGTGTCTCAACTGCATCCTTAACTGTGTGAGGTGTCAAGAAGTAGTTACCAGTCATACCAGCACGTGTAGAGCCAGTTGTACCTGATGCGTACCAGTTGTTTACAGCTGTTAGGTCTGAGCGGTCTTCACCATAAATGGTTGAAGATGCTGCGTATAGTGTGTCGCGTGATAGCTGGTCAAGATAGATAGCCATGTTACGACCTAGAAGACGTGAGGCTGAAGCCATTACGTCATCGAATGAAGCATTAAGCAATAGCTCTGATACAGCAAGAGCATAACCATGCTCAGATACTGTAATTGAGAACTGCTGTGCTGTTAATGCGTTTGTCTGCATACGAACGCCTTCAACGAGTGAACCCGCGAAGCCGAGGTTGTTGTAACGCATAAAGTTAATTTGAAGACCAGGGGCAACGCCTAGTTCGGTCTTCTTTACTGCGAACTGCTCAAAGCGCAGAATCGGCATGGCCTGGAAAAGAATTTCCTTAGACCAAATCGTCTGAATTGCTTGAGTCAGCTGTGTGTTTGTACCTGAGTACGCGGTAGGTGATGCGGCAAGATTGCCTGTACCTGTAATACTTGATGTCATGTAGCTTTAACTCCTTGGTTGGATTTGGGTTTGAGGTGTTATCCGAACAGGCCCTTTGTCTGTCCTTGAGCGCCAGGGCTCAACAGACGACTTCTATATTTTGCGTAATCGTTCATCGACATGGCAGAAATATCTTCTGCCGTAAAGTTACGTTGCTCCGAATTAGTTTCCAGTGGTCCAGCTGGAGGCAAGGTTGCCCTTGTACCAGTCATTTCTTTACGGGCATTTTGCATAGCAGCCTGCGCCGATTCAAGAATTTTTGCTGAACGTGCCTTTAAACTTTCTAGACTTGAGTTGACTTCATCAGGGGTATTACCACTAACTAGGTCTAACAACTCTGGAATGATGTTGTCACGTTCTTGTTCTAACATTGTTTGCTTATAGCTTTGAAGCTCAGCAAAAGATTTTTCACGCTCCAGAAGAGCGAAGGCTCGTTCACGTTCTTGACGTTCACGCTCCAACTGCTCAGACCACTCTGACTCTTTTTTAGATAGAAGAGCGCGGACATCTAAGTCTGCTTCTTCTTCTTGTTTAGCCTTTGCTGCTGCGATTGCTAATTTCTCAGCATCTTCAGCGGCTTTGCGAGTGGACTCTTCTTGCTTTTCTTTCTTAAGTGCTTCAACTTCTTCTTTAAGTTTATCAATCTGAGGATAAAGCTTGTCCTTTTCTTGCGAACGGACTTTTGCTAAATCATCTTCAGTATAAAACTTTGAAGATAGTGTTGCAGCATCAGTAACAGTAGGTGCGTCAACACCCGACACGTTTACTACTGGAGCAACTCCTGCATCAGCTTCAAAAGCCGATGCCATATTTTCTGCTGTTTCCATAGCTATTCCTTACATTCCTAGGGGTCGTTTTCCGATTTATTAACACATATGACCAAACGTTTTTATCTATATTAAGTTTTGCGTTTTAATACGAAATTGTCAGCGTAAACCGCTTAATTTTCGTACTCTTCTGGAACACGTCGCTGTGGCAACATAGTTCCATAAGCTTCAGTTACTAACTTGTTTCGCAAGTCAGCTTCACCCATATCGGCAGCCATTAGAGCGGCGTCAATGGTTGGGGCCATTACTGGCGGCATACCACCGTCAGGGCCAGGGGCACCGCCAGGAGCGCCACCGCCAGGAGGCGCTTGACCTACCATGCCAGGAGCAGAACCTGTAAGTTCCATAATTTCTTGTTCAATTTGAGTCTGTAACAACTTAAGGGCACCATCAGCTGTAGCGTCATCCATAAGTTCTTGGCGAATTTCATTAAGTTTTTCGGCTGGGAACTCTTCACCTAATGTGCGGAGAGCTCCTTCTTTAGACTCAAGACCTAGAGAAAGAAGGGATTGAATTTCATTTAACGCAATTAGTTTATCTAATGGAAGTGGCTGAGGGAACTGAACGTAAGAACGATAAGTTAAAGGGTCATTAATGTCTAAACGGTCTAGCTGTCCCTTTTTTAACTTAATATTAGTTGTTGGGTCCCAAATAAATGTTTCTGGCTCTTTAATAGCAAGGCTAAGCAAGATAAGTTCATTAACTCGTTCTAAGCCGTGTGCGTATTGAATAATCTTCTGGTGATAGCGATTCATCAATGGTTGGAATTGGATAGAGAGTGCTACACCAGAAGTATTAGAGATAGGTTGAGCCTGACCAAGTGCGGTCTCAGGAACACCAATCATTTCGTGCATTGACTTCTTGAGCATAGCCAAGAACTCCATAGCACCCTTAAGTCCTTGTGCGCCACCTTCTAGGTTAAATACCTGAGCTTCCTTTGGAAGTCCGCCCCATACTTTATTGGCACCTTTTTCAAGTTGTGATGCTTTAGCACCTGTAATAACTGTTACTGGCGCTGAGTGGTAGTTAACAATGTCTGCAATATCTGTAGCAGTCTCGTTATAAGTACGGTTGATGCTGACAATATCGTGACAATCAGCAAGCCCCCAAGGAGAACCAGAGATACGCACATTAGGAATATGGATAACAGGGATTGTGCCAAGCGGATTAGGGCGCGAGTCAATAAGTTCATCATTGATGTACTCCTCGATAACATCTTCTGTAAGGATTTCAGTGTACGTAAAAACCTGACGAGTTCCTTCTAATGATGTGCCCCAGAAACGATACTTAAGTTTAAAACGAATTAAGCGCTCGCGGTCATGGGGGTGAAATTCTGGGAAAGCAAAAGATGAGTTAAGCGGCAAGATACGAACGCGACCTGGGTGCACACGACCAGATGGGTCTTGATACCCTTCTTCATAAGCAACTTTAATAAAGCAGTCGCCTGATACTGCGCCTTGTTGCCCAATTTCCCACAGGACTGTGGCTTTGTTGTTATCTACTTCCCATACTCGCTCTAGCAAGTCAGGAACAATAGCTTCCGTTTCTTTTGGGGAACGGAAGGAGACCCCTTTACCAAAAGTGAAGTTGATTACGAAATCAGTAAATGCGCGATAATAGTTTATTGCAAGTTGTGATTCGCCAGCTTGACGTCGGTAAGAATAATGATGGCCTAAATACATAGCCCAGTTAAGGCTGTAACGGTTTAAGCGTGGGCCATGGACTTCAAACTCTTCATCAGCAAGTTCTACTAAACCCAGTGGAGAAATAGAGATTGTTAAATCACTTGACGCCGCCCGATAACTCGGAGGGGAAAAGTCAATTGAACTCACTTACTTCCCTCCCAAAACCTGTTGGTAAACAATACCACTAAAGTCGATAAATCTGTAAATCTTTATATTTATTTTGTAACTTTTTTTGTTACTTTTTTTGTTACGTCGTGTGCTTTAGAGCGGTCTTTTTCTTTTTTATCCATCTCTTCTTGCGCGTAATCGCGGAAGCGAGGGTCAATTTCAGATTTGTTTTTTACAAATTTTCCACCAAGTTGTAGGTATTTAGCATGAACCCAGTGAGCTGCTGCTGGTGACGGATATTTAGCAAATTTAGAACGAGCTTGCACAGTAACCATATTCCAAAGTTTTGGATTGGCAGGGTGTTGGTCAGGAGATTCCTGAACCTCTTTACCTCTAATATATGGCATTACTACTCCTTAGATAAGGAACCTACCCCCGCAGCTTTTCAAATGTGCTGAACGGGGGTAGGAAACTTAATTAGTCCTGTACTACTGAAGGGTTAAGACGCTGTTGATGTGCACCGCTGCGGAAAACTTCCTCGAAACGATTATCACCGTGGTCAGCAAAACCACCAGTTGCGAACTCTGTAAGAGTGTTTGGAGCCTCTACCCACGCTGCTGAACCAACATGTGCGCGTTCACGCATTGTCTCTTCTGCAGTTTTGGTGTGAACAGGTGCGTTACGGTTTGGACGACCTGGTGCAGGAACGTATCCTTGCATAGCGCCATTTGTAAATTCACTTGGAACATCAGTATCGGTTGCGATACCTTCTTCAAAACGCAATGGGCCGCGTTGTCCAGTCATAGATGGAGCCATCTTACGGTCATATACGTTGCCAGGACGTTCTGGCATTTGAGGTGCTGGTGCAATAGGCATTACTTACTCCTTAAGGATATTGTTGGAAAGGCCTTTTCCAAGTAACAGTGTGATACTTAAAAGAAAAAAAATCAGCCTAAAATGTTTTTTATCTGAAAAAGGGGCTGCTAGAAACTTCAACTGAAGGCATGGTCAAATCCATAGTTAGAGCACATGCAATAGCCAAACTATCCGCATAATCATCGTGAGCATGGGCTTCGTCTGGGGCTTGGGCAGTAAAATTTGGGCCTTGAAACTTTGTTTCTAAGTCAGTCATTTGTTGATAAAACCGCTTCCAAGTGCGTAAGCGACGTGTTTTTGCATGAGCAGGCCAACCAACCATGCGTCTATCAATTAACGCTTTTAAGTGTTTCCAACGCTTTGATTGCTCTTGCGCACTACTACCAACTGAGTGCACTTCAGCTCTAGGTAACAAAATCTTTAGGCGCTGCGCTACAGCATCTCCTACACCGTTGGCATCTACACCCACGGCAAGCACGTCATAGTTTGCTAGGAAAGTTACAATTTGGAAATACTGGTCTTCCCAATCATCCCCTTGTATCTCCATCCAATTTAAAATTCTATGGTCAAAGTACCCAAACTCATCTGGCCTATCCCAGTCAACCCATACAACTGTAACAACGGTTGAGTCTACTTTTCGTGCGGGGTCAACACCAACTACTACTGGGGAACGATGCCAAGCTTTAACTACTTCTTGCGAAGTATCGCCTAACTCATCCATAACTGTAGAAGTTACAAACATACCTCGCTCTAATAACCACTTACAGCAATAAGACATCTGGAACTCATCTGAGTCCTCACCAATACGCAGCATTTCTTTTTTAATAAACTTAGCGTAGTTAGCGTTGTATTTAGAAACATCTTTGTAATCCCATTCAAAGTGGTTCTGCCTGATATTACGAGAAGTTTGTCGACGTTTATTTAATTGAATAGAGCGATAAAAGTTATTTTTGTGGGTTGTAGGAGTGCCTGTTTTAACCATGGTTCCTGAGTAATACGCAAGCATTGGGGAGATTGATTTAGATACAACAAAGTCGTCTGCTTCTTGGCACTCGTCAATAACAATCAAATGGAAAGACTTAGACTCAATCTTTGCGCGAGGGTTAGCTGTCATCATCATTAAAGATGAGCCAGAGTTCTTTAGTTTAATTTGGCGAGTAACGCCTGGAACTTTACCAAGTGAGTCATCAATTTCTGGGTCTCCCAAAATTTCAAGGGCACGTTCTGAAGTAAGGCGAGTAACAGTTCTACCAAAGAGGGTTTCTACCTGACCCTCAACAGGAGCAAACATACCTATCCAAACACCGTCTTTAAACTTACCCAATAGGTCTGGATACATACGAGCTAGGCGTGGAAGTAGCACCATAAGCGTGGCTACTGTATTAGCAATGGTTTCAGACTTTCCTGACTGACGAGCGGCTAGGGCCGTTACTTCTTCACCATCATTGATAATAACTGACTCAATAATACGACGAGCAAGAGGTGCTTGATACGGGTGTAGGTCATGTCCTACAAGGGCAGTCATAAACTGCATACAACGCTCTACTAGCTTTTTTACAAATTCTTTGGAGAGTTCATCCAGCGTTTCGTCTTCCTCTGGAGGAAGGTCATCCTCAATTTCATTTAAGAAATCTTCATTATCTTCAACAAATTGTTCATTCATAGTTGCCTTAGTTTAGTAGAAAACGGAAAGCCTGGGCTATTAACCCAGGCCAGCCGATGCCACACGGGAGAGAAGGAAGAGGCAAGGATTATCATACACCAATTGTCGATAAAACTATAAATCTGTTTTATTAGCGTGTCGTGGTGTATCTAGTATGAAGTTCGTTAACAACAGCATGAAGGGCTTCGGCACCAGCAAGGCCTTCGTTTAAATACAGTTCTTCGCGGGATTTAGAGAACGCGGACATACAACGCCCAACTTCATATAACGCTTGGTCAATCCACATTTCTAGCTCTGCCGTAGGGATTTTAGCAACGCGTTTTGTTACTTTTTCTGAAAAATTCTTAGGAGCCACTTCTTTTTTTCTAAACATTACCACTCCCTAATCTCTTCAGACTCTAGTTCCATATCTCGTAACCCTATAGCTCTAGCCAGTAAATCGTCTACATCATCATCAAAAAGAAACTCATCATTAGGTTTCCATGCGCCCAACA